TCTTCTATTATTTTTAATAATTCTTCGTGTTTCATATCATTTTAATAATTTGGTATATGTATAAATACAGTTTCTACAGTTTCAACTATTGTTGTCGTTGTGGTTGTTGTTGGTGAACCTGTTGTTGTTGTCGTTGTTGGTCCTGGTGAACCTGTTGTTGTTGTCGTTGTTGGTCCTGGTACACCTGTTGTCGTTGTTGTCGTTGTTGGTGGTATTGTTGTTGTCGTTGTCGTTGTTGTGGCATTACAATCTATAGTACCTATCAAGTCACAGAAATGTGAATCATAAGTTACTACTAATATATTTGATTGATTTGAAATATATGTTGATCCAAATATACTATCATTCCAAACACCATTATACCAAACACTTCCATACATTTCACCTTCTGTAAAAATACCATTTTTCCATGTAACATATTCAGTGAAACAATTGGTAAAATTTCCATGTTCTATAATTGTATAATTAAAAATACTCTTATTAAATGTGCCATTATATATAGTTAATCCTGATGTAGAACCAGATATACTAAAATATATACCATTATGTATGTTAGCAACATTAAATTCTGAATATTTATATGTACCACTATAAAAATCACCACCGTTAACAGTTAAATTATAACCATCAATATTAAATACTCTACCACCATTAAATGTAATATCTGTAAATTTACCACCTTTAATTTCAGCATCATTTACTGTACTATCAGTAAATGTTCCATTATTTATATTACCACCATTTATAATGGAATTTAACATTTTTCCATTATTAAAATTTCCGTCATTAAATGTTCCACTATCAAATATACCATTATTGAATATACCATCATTAAATATAACATCAATAAATATACCATCACGAACTAAACCATTTTGCCAAGTTATTCCACTAAATGTACCACCATTTGCTATACCATCATACCATATTGCAGGAGGTAAGAATGTCCCACCATTAAAAGTACCACCCGACCAACCATATGGACTATTAAAAACTCCACTGTTCCATACACCACCAGTCCAAATAGTATTAAATTCCGAACCATCCCATTCACCATTAACCCAGGTATTTGACTCATTTATGTCACAATCATAAAAGTTACCACCATTTATAGTGTAACCTGAAAATGTACAACCACTAAAATAACCATCGTTAATATAATTACCTGATAGGCTAATTAATTCAGTATCTATAAATGTACCATTTTCAACATCACAATTAATTAATTCACAAGAATCTACTATATTATAGTATCTTTTATTGTTTGTTAATGCGGTTGATGTTTTAGATGTGTTAGTATAACTGGAATTATAATTGTCTGTAGTAAAAACTGATTTAATATTAAAATATTTATCTTCAAATGTTATACCATATACATTACAATACTTTAGAACTCCCTGAGTTATCTTCATTTAATTTGGTTATTTTTCATAGTTATATATAAAAATTTTAATTGCTTAACTTAAGTGTTATATATAAATTTATATATACTAGCATGGAAGCAAATTTAAGAAAAGAGATTTTAGAATCGGCCCTTATTAAATCATTTGTGGACGATTACAAAGAATACAATAACACAGTTATATTTATTAATAAGGATTTTTTAAATTCAAATATAGATTTTCAATATACTTACGATCAATTTTGTGTTGAGTTTTTAAATGTGACACTAAAAAACCTAGAAGAAAATAATATTTTTGAAGCTAGTGAATTTGGTGAATTTTACTCAAACTTCTGGGAATTTAATTTATATAATCTTCAAAGTATGTTAAATGACAAATTAGAAAATTTAGGATATGAGTATGAAGATTTTTATAACGGTTCTAACATTAGAAGAAAAATAAACAATAAATTTTTAAAATAAACTTTATATGTAATACGATATATAATTCTAATAGGACTTGTTTCATTGTTTTAATCGACTTTGAGGCATACTTTAAAAAGGCTTAAAGGCTTACAAAAAAAAAATGTAAAGGCATGAAAGAAATTGAAAATGTTGATATTTTTGACAGTATTGACGCAGGAAGTGAAACTCTAGATTTTCTAGAAAAAAAGACAGGTGGACTTGATGGAATTTTCCGTCCAAGAATTATCGACAAAAAGAAAGGTTATGTTGCAACTATTAGATTTTTACCTAATTTATCAAGAGAAGGTAAAGTACAACAAGCAGCAATTGAAAAACATCAACATTATGTTGATTTTAAAAATCATCCAGAATTAGCAGGATATTATGACTGTATGAAAAATTTCACAGATAAATGTGACTTTTGTACAATGTATTGGAAACTAAGAAATTCTAAAAATGCATCTGATGTAGAAAAAGCAGAATTAATTAGCCGTAATACTAAATTTTATTCTTATATTATTGTAGTAGAAGATGAGCAAAATCGTGAATTAGAAGGAAAAATTTTAATTTATCCTTATGGTTACAAAATCAAAGAAAAAATCAAAGACCAAAAAGATGGTATCTCAGGTGATCCTTGTAATATTTTTGATTTAGCGAATGGAAAAAACTTCAAACTTGTTATCAAACAACTTGGTGATTTCCCTAACTATGACTCTAGTACATTTATGGATATTTCACCTATTCAAATTCAAGGTAAAAAAGCACCTGTTGAAGTTGATGAAAAAACTGGAAAAAATAGAATTACTAATCCTAAAGTTAAAGAAAAAATTCTAACTTTCTTGAAAGAACGCACCGTTGATCTTGAAGATCATATGGCAAAAGAATGGAGTGCTGATGAGAAATATAAAGTATCTCAAATTCTTGAAATTCTATCAGGTAATGATGTTAACACATCTAAATCATTTGCGAACAACGCAATTGTTGATGATTCATTGTCAACAGAAGAACCAAAAGACGAAAGTACATTTGGGGAAAATGATGATGCGAGTGATTTTTTTAATATTGGCGATGAAGATTAAACTGATAATCAGTTAGTTGTATCAAAAATGTGATAGTTTTTATCAACAACAAATTCAAAACTGAAGCCACTATTTATAGTGGCTTCTTTTTTGCTTCATTTTGTGACTTTTATTGACAATAGGGTGGGAATCGAACCCACACTTATAGCTTTTCTGGCGATTCCTTTTTACCTATTGTATATTTTTATTTGTGATATTCTTCAACAGTTTTAGTACTCCAAGATGATTCTGGTTTATATTTAGATTTCTTAAAATATTTATAAATTGGTTTCCAATCTATCATGGGTCTGAAGCCAGCTTTATCTTCAAAATATGAATTGAAATATGGTTTTTTATCATAACAACCAAATGAACCTTTAGAATCTGATACTTCAGGATTCTCATTCACATATTTGAAAAAAATATCATCTTTCTCAAATTGTTTCATATAGCACTCTATTTCAGTTGGATATGAACTTGTGAATAGAAACTTTATCATATCAGGACGATTCTTAGTTAAGAACTGTAATGTTTCTTTTGCATATGGATAATAACTTATTTCAAATTCAGCACCATCTTTTCTATAATCAGGTTTTGATATAACACCATGGATGTCAAAAGAATGGTATGTTTCATACCATTCTTTTGATTCTGCGTGTTTGAACATTGTTTCGAGCCAATCAAGTAATGATGGCTTATAAAAAAATCTTTTCATTATTTTAAACTTTCATCCATTATGTGTTTTATGTACACATAAGCAAATATAAATATTCCAATTATAATCATGAATACTATAATAGGACCAGCTTTTTCTGTTTCAACACCTGTTAAGGCGGCAAAAAAAGCAAATAACATTAATGCTGAAAAATATCCAAGAAAAAAATTAAATTTTGCTTTCATAACTATTCATTTAATAAGTTTAATTCTTCAATTTTTAACATTCTATCCAAAAGAGTAAAATCTTTGTATTTAGTTTTTGATTTGTTTACAATGTTTTTGGCATTGTTACTTGAAGAATAGAAATTAGTTCCATTACAAGTCACTCTAAATTTTTTACCTAATGATTTATTTTTGTTGAATAATCCAGTAGATTTACCAAAGAAATTATCAGTTGGATCTGAAAATTTACAATTTTTATAAAGAACATAGTTATTTTGCTTATGTTTCATTTGCCAAATAATATGAACATCATCATTTTCATGAACATGAGACAATTCAGAAAATTGTTTTGCCATATCATCATCTAAAATGATTAAGTCAAAACCTTTTTCAGTTTGCTTATCCATTTTAATGTTCTCTTTGTCCTTATTATAAAACCTTAAAAATTTTTTCATTATATACTTTTTTAATTAATAACCTAAATCAACGCTACCTTTATGAATTGTAATTGACTCATAATCTGTGTCTAATTCATCACATAAATCTTTAATCAAAAGATATTCATCATGTGTTAACATTCTTTCAACTGATGTACCACCTGTACCAGAAATTCCAATTGTGTATAATTCTTTTTCCATAATGAGACAAATATAAGGATAAAAAATTAAATATGAAAATTAATATATAATAAATATGAAGCACATTAAACAATTTGAAGGTTTTCTTGATTTTTTTAAGAAAAAGACAAGACAAGGTAATGGAGTATATTATTGGACAAAAGATGAAATTGATAACTTATCTAAATTGGGGCTTTATAATGATAATAATACTTCACCATACATTATGATTACAACACATTTAGATGATATTAAAGATATTAAAATTAAAAAGTTTGCTGATGCAGATTATGAAAATGGACAAGTAGATTGGTTTTATGATGTTACAATTATTTTTAATGATGGCAAAGAAAAAATAAAAGATTTTGATTATTTTGATAGTATGATTAAATATATTACACCATATGTATCAGAAATTAATATAAGCACAAAAAAATATAATTTATGAAGCACATTAAACAATTTGAAAATAATAATAAAGAATATCATGTAATAACTTACTTATCAGAACAGTATTATGGTTTTACTACATTTCAACCTAATAATTTTGTGTATGATAATGAAGAGTATGCTTTTAATCATTTATTAAAACATATATATGATCAATGTGCAGATTTTGAAGATGTGCTAGATAAACTTGATAATTGTTATACTATAACTAGTTTGATGGAAGTGTATGACACTTTTAGATCAGATGAAAGTATAGAACCAGATCTAGTAATTTATTATGATAAAGTATTAGTTTTAAATGAAGGTGATAATGGTTTACCAAAAAATATAAAATTAAGGCGAGATGCAAAAAAGTATAATTTATGAAACACCTAGAAACATATGATTTTTATAAAATAAATGAAAGTTTTGATGAACAATTGCTTTTAGAAAATAAGGATATCAAAATTTTCAAAACTATTCAAGACAAAACACTTAAAAAACTTAGTATGGGTTTTTATTTTGCTGCTACATATACTTGGGGTGTGACAATGTTATATCCTATCGTTGATGCACTTATTAAAAATTCTAATATACCAGATATATCTAAAGAACAAGTAGTATTAGTAACACTATTTGGTATTACACAAATTCTAAATTTAGCTAATGGTGATGTTAAAAAACTTAAAGTTGAATTAGAAACAAATAATTTATTAGTAATTGCTGAAAAAGTTAAAAAATCTTTATTATCAGTTTTTAAAATATTCCAATTTGTTGCTAGAAGTTTTGGTAAAGTTATTAGTGAATTTATAGAAATGGTTGCTTATGTTGGTTTAGGTGTACCTTTTACTTCAGCAATTGTTGAAGTGTTATCTAAAGATGGTTTAAATTTAGACACATTACCACAAAAAGTGTTAGTTTTTTCTGGTGGAGCTGCAATTTATATGTTAAAAAGTGTAGGTGAAACTATAATATCTATTATTAAAAATAAAATAAAAACAAAATAGATTTAGGGTTATATATTAAGAAAAAATATATTTTATGGGAGCTGAATTTATTTCAAAAGATTTCCAATATCTAACATCACAAACAAAAGTATCACACAAAGGAAAAAACCTAAAAACATCATATTTAATCAATATTATTCATAGTTTATTGATGAAATATTATTTCAGTAATAACAGTGAAATTAAATTTAATTTATCGTCAACCATACTCAGAAAAAAGTATGGTGAATTTTATAACTATTATATTAGTTATTTATGTGAAAATGGATTTATAAGTTTAGTATCAAAATATTATGTTGGTAAAAAAACAAACTCATATAAAATAGTTTCTAATTCAATTTACGATGTAGTTAGATGGAAAAATAATGACAAAATTTTATTGAAAAAGCAGCAATATAGAAATGAAACCTCTATTACAGAAATGAATAAAAGTGCAATTCCATCTGACATTAGAGTTAAGTTAATAGAATCATTAGATAATATCGTAATAGATTATGAGGGGTCTATTAATTTCATAGAAAATTTAAGAACAAAAAAATTAATTGATGAATCTAAATATCATAAAAACATAATTTCTATTGAAAATATCAATGACGGAAATATATATTTTAATTTTGATGATTATGGTAGATTTCACACAAACTTCACAATACTAAAAAGAGAAATTAGAAATAACTTCTTAACTATTAATAATGAAATGGTTGCTGAAATAGATATTCCTAATTCTCAACCTTTATTTTTCGGTGCCATCTTAAAGAAAGATTTACCTCACATAAATGGTGATACTAAAAGATACTTTGAATTAGTTAGAGAAGGTTTGTTGTATGATGATATAATTGCTAACTCCAAATTAACCAAAAGAAATGAAGCTAAAGAGTTAGTATATAAAGTGTTATTCGGTAGCAATAAATCTAAAAAAGTTAATAAAATATTTAAGAAACTTTATCCTTCAGTTTATGAATATGTTTTAGAATTTAAGGAGAATAGAAAAAATTACAAAGAATTATCACACGAATTACAAAAAATGGAAAGTAAATTTTTATTTAATGGTGTGCTTCGAGAAGTGTATGATACATATCCTGATATAACACTATTTACTATACATGATTCGATAATATTTCCAAAATCATATTATTCTGGTGTGAAAGTTATATTTGATAAACATTTTGAAAATTTGGTTAAAAATATTTAACCAAATAATCCTTTTAGTCTACCTAATTTATATTTTCTGAGTGCGACTTTAACTTCATGTCTTTGAAAGAAATTTTGTTCAAAATTATCATCAGGTGTGACAGTTACTTCTGAAATTCTATCACCGTTTTTATCAATGATACAGAACATTTCATATTTTTTAACATATATTCTACCTTTTAGAACATCTTCCCTATATAATTCTTTTTCATTATTTGAAAAATATATACAGGCACAGTAGTTCATATTATTTATGTGAAATATGTTGTTTATGATGTTACCATATTCAAATTTAATATTAAATTTTTTATACATTAATAGTTTATCATATGCCTTAAAAAATATTTCAAATTTTGGTTGATAATTATAGGTACAATAAACAGTAGCATCTAAATCTAAATCATTGAATTTTATATATTTTGTATTAAATCCAATGTTTTCAAATTTATCTAATATATCACCATATCTAATAGGTGAAAATTTATCATTATTATCTTTTGATATTAAAAAACTATAATTAAAATTAATATCGCTTCCAAACGAACTGAAATTAATGTGAATTGTATCGTGATAGTTATATAAAATCATATCAAATACTAACAAGTTATGATGTTTGATATGATTTTACGTTTTTTCCTCATTCTCTGTGGGTCTAATGACTTACACTCCAAAGGCGTTGATTTGGGCAAACTCGTCCCTATTATAATTCTTTTTCCTTCATTTTTGATATTAATTGACGCATTGTGATCTCTGTCAAGTTGTGCTCCGCACGATTGACAGGTCCACAATCTGTCACTTAATTTCAGATCTTCTTTTTTATGACCACATTTATGACACAATTTACTTGAAGGAAACCATCTATCTATCATAACTATCTCTCTATCATACCATTCCGCTTTGTAAGTTAGAATTTGTTTGAACCGATTCCAACTCACATCTTGGATAGCACCAGCAAGTTTATGATTTTTAAGCATTCCACTCACATTCAAATCTTCCATTACAATCGTTTGGTTATCACGAAGTAACTGATTCACTACATAATGTAAGTAGTATTCTTTCTGATGGTTAATTTTATTATTTAATTTAGCAAGTTTGATCCTTGCTTTTTCTTTATTATTTGATTTATTTTGTTTTCTTGATAGACTTCTCTGAAGTCTTTTTAGTTTCTTGGTTTGGTTTTTCTTGAAGTTAGGGTTTTCAAATTTAACTCCATCTGAAGTCACTACAAAATCTTTAATCCCAAGGTCAATTCCTACTGTTCCTGTTTGTTTCTCTGATGTTTTTAGAGGAACATCAATTAATATACTAAAAAAGTAATCACCAGTTTTTTCTTTAGATAAAGTCCCTGATTTAATTAATTTTTGATATTTATTTAATAGAATTTCATCCCGTCTAGAGCATTTAAAGTGTATATCTTTCAACACTTTAATGATGTTTATCCTATTACCTTTCACACCTGAAATCGCATCAACAGGGAATCTACATGTTTGTTTGTGGTGTTTTGATTTATATTTTGGGAAGCCTTTTTTATC